GAGCATAACAAATTTACTCATCTCTGGGGGATTAATTCCATCCCTATTTCAAAGTGTAATCTGTTCAGCAGCCCTGGTGGCGCTGTATAGTTTAGTACAAATCTGGATTAGTCTACGTGTAAATAATGACGATTCAGGTGCTATTGATATGTTGAACGAGTTGGACCTGGTCTTGGAAGTAGACGAGATCCATGCTGTCACTAACGATTATACTAATGTATCATATCTTACCAGTTCTCTTGTCGCTGAATGTAAATTGGAGATCAGCTTGGCTAGTTATAGCAAGGCTAATCATTTGGTAGCAGCAAGATGGATTTCCAAGAGATTGGAACCACTGCGAGAGAAAGGAATGCGCACTAAACATGCAAAAATGATCAAAGATAGATTCCTGGTAATGGTTTTTATTCCTGATGAACATGAACTTCAAATGAGAGATATCCAAGCCTCCCATCATGTACAAGAAAGAATAAACGAACACAAACAATCAAGATGGTATATTGTTTGGGACCACACCACCTATTTCATTCCGAGGCTCCGACGTATGGCGGAGTTAACTTCGGTTTGAGGAGGCCCTATTATGAGACCTGGGGTGGACACTGTCAAAAGCAGTGCCCCTGACCACCCATCTCTACAGGTCACTAAAAAGGGGAGATCTAACGTGAAAACGCGGAAAACGTATGAGTTGGTCGGATGTGGATCCGGGCATAACTACCGCGCCTTTAATAATACCATTGAAGCCTTGGAACGAGCTCTTAAGGAACGTATGCTATACCAAAAATGTGATGGTGCTTTTACGGAAGTAGTGTTACCAATTGATGGGACATACGATCTTAATACTGACGAGTTTACAGCTAAGCTAAAAAGAATATCTACTTGGACCCTCCCACTCGATAGAGAAGAATATTCTAATCTATATGATGGACAGAAAAAGAAGAGATATCTGAAAGCTTGTGTAAACTTAAGTATAGGAGGTATCTGTAAAACTGTTGTTAAAATGTTCCTTAAATTTGAAACATACAATTTTACCCTAAAACCCGACGCTAAATGTCGAGGGATCTACCCGAGATCCGACGAGTATTTAGTCGAGTTTGGCCGTCGAATAAGAGTAATCGAAAAGAAAATATACCATGACATGGGAGTTATATTCGACCATAAAGTCGTATTTAAAGGACTTTCTCCTCTAGTCATGGGTAATACAATACACGAGTATTGGAATGAATTTAAATGTCC